AGAAACAGAGAGCATTGGTATTGCTCATTGTCAAAAATTGTTTGGCGGTACTTGGGTACAGACCTCATATAATGCTACGCAAAGAAAAAACTTTGCTTCGAAAGGTTACACGTATGACTCAAGTCGTAATGCTTTTATTCCGCCAAAACCTTTTAACTCTTGGGTTTTAGATGAGTCTACTTGTTGTTGGGAAGCCCCTGTAAGCAAACCAAGTGACGCTTCTATAACTAAAACATATTCGTGGAACGAAGATACAACAAGTTGGGTAGAGGATTAACTAAGTGATTGAGATTGGTGTTGCATTGGCTGCGATTAAATCTGCTCACGGGGCATTGATGAGTGCTGTTAAAGTGGGTAGAGATCTTAGTCAGTTAGGCACAGCAATTTCTAAGTATGCAAAAGGTGAGGCAGCGCTGCAGGCCAAGGCTGAAGCCAAAAAGTCATCATTCTTTAGTAAATTATCTGGGGTAGAAAACTCTGCTATTGACGAGTTTATGCACAAAAAACAACAGGATCAAATGCGAGATCAGCTTAGAGAAACATTCCAATTATACGGAAAAAAAGGGGACTGGGAACAGCTTCAATCTTTTATTGCTAAAGAAAGAGCTAGGCTTAAAGATCAATATATTCGAGAAGAAAAACGCAGACAGATGTGGAAAGATATAGGAATTGCTTTTTTAATTACGAGTGCTGTTGCTTTAGTTATTGGAGTTATTGGTTTTCTTTTTGTTGAAACTACTGAGGTAGCTTATTATGCCATTTACTAAATTACAGTTTAGACCCGGAATTAATCGTGAAACAACGTCTTATACGAATGAAGGCGGTTGGTTTGACTGTGATAAAATTAGGTTTCGTTACGGTGTTCCTGAAAAAATAGGCGGTTGGTATAAAGTATCAGGCAACACGTTTCAAGGAACATGCAGAGCTTTACATCCTTGGGTCGTGCTTGATGGTACACAGTTTATGGGTGTCGGAACTAATTTAAAATACTATATCGAAGAAGGAGGTTCGTTTAATGACGTTACTCCTCTTAGATTAACAACAAGTGCAGGTGATGTAACTTTTGCTGCGACTAATGGTTCTGCTGTTATTACAGCATCAGACACGGACCACGGAGCAATTCAAGGAGATTTTGTAACTTTTAGTGGAGCAGCGACTTTAGGTGGTAATATTACAGCGTCTGTTTTAAATCAAGAATACGAAATTACAGATATTGTTAATGCTAATAGTTATAAGTTTACAGCAACGGCTACAGCTAATAGTTCTGATAGTGGCAACGGAGGCGGTTCAACCGTTGGTAAATACCAAATTAACATAGGATTAAATACTTCTGTCTCTGGAACAGGGTGGGGTGCAGGAACGTGGGGTAGGTCTACGTGGGGTTCTGCTTCTAGTTTATTAGCTTCAGGAGCAACGCTTCGTTTATGGTCGCACGATAACTTCGGGGAAGACTTGTTAATGAATGTGCGGGACGGTGGTATTTACTATTGGGACAGAAGCGATAGTTCTTCTAGTTTTGTAAGAGCCGTTGCTTTATCCGATGAAAGTTCTGACGCTAAAACACCTACAATTGCAAAACAAATTATGGTCAGTGATGTTGATAGGCATGTTATTGCCTTTGGGTGCGACCCTGAAACCGCAATCGGGACACAAGATCCTTTGCTTATTCGTTTTTCAGATCAGGAAAGCTTGACAACGTGGACAGCTTCTACAACAAACACAGCAGGAAGTCTTAGAGTAGGCTCTGGCTCCGAAATTATCTGTGCTGTAGAAACAAAACAACAAGTTATCGTATTTACGGACAATTCTGTACATGCAATGCAGTTTTTAGGTCCTCCTTTTACTTTTGGTATTCGACAAATTTCAGGGAATACAACCGTTATTGGTCCAATGGCGGCTAAAGCAGTGGATGATACGGTGTTTTGGATGGGCGATCAGGAGTTTTATGTTTACGATGGAGGCGTTAAAAAACTTCCGTGCAGTGTTAAATCTTATGTATTTAATGATTTTAATCTTGGCCAAGGACTTAAAGTTTTTTCTGCTCTTAACAGTTCTTATGGGGAAATTTGGTGGTTTTATTGTTCCGAAAGTAGCTCTGAAATAGACAAATACGTTATATTTAACTACGAAGAAAATGTTTGGTCGTATGGTAATCTGTCTCGAACTGCGTGGGTAGACAGAGGTATTCTTACCTATCCAATAGCAGCAGGAGATAACTATCTTTATTACCAAGAGTTTGGATTAGATGATGGCTCAACAACCCCTGATTCTGCTGTTGAAGCCTTTATTCAAAGTTCTCAGATTGATATTGGTGAGGGGGAAAGGTTTGTTTTTGTTTCTAAACTTATACCAGACATTACGTTTGACGGGTCAACGTCCAACAGCCCTGCTGTGACATTTACGCTACAGACACGCAATAATCCCGGTGGTGCTTACTTACAATCAGATGACAGCACAGTAACGCAAAGTGCCGCAGGGTCGAGTACAGTTGTAGAACAGTTTACGCAGGAAGCGGATGTACGCTTGCGTGGGCGTTCTTTTGCAATTAAAGTGTCTAATTCAGACATTCAGAATCAATGGCGTTTAGGAACGCCTCGCGTAGAAATACGCTCAGACGGTAGACGATAGCTATTGTTTTTGTTAAACTATCAAGGTTTCGTAGGACACCAAGCTCCACGCCACACGATTAAACGTGCTTTTCAATAATTAATGGAATATTGGTATGCCTAATGAAGAAATGACAATGATGATGGAACAAATGCAAGGAGGAGAACCTCCTCCTATGCCCCCTCCCGAAATGATGATGGAACAAACCGAAGAAGTTGTTATGCCCGAAGGTGGTATTGCTTCGTTTGTTGGTGCAGAAGAAGCGCCTATGGTTCCTGAAGGTGGTATTGCTTCAATGACGGAGATGACGGATAAACTTGCCGCAATGGGGCGTGAGGGTGACATATACGTGGTCCACGCATCTGAAGGCGATACTGTTATACCAATGGACGTTTTGAACGCTAATCCACAACTTAAGGACATGCTTTTTGCTCAAATTGGAGAAATGGGCTATGAGCCAGAGCGTTATATCGTTGGTAACGAATTAAACTCCATTAACCCCGAAACAGGGTTACCTGAGTTTTTCTTTAAAAAATTATTTAAAAGCTTGAAAAAGATAGCAAAAATTGCTCTTCCTGTTGCCTTGGCATACTTTGGGCCAGCGGCGCTTGCTGCTAGTGGATTAACCACTGCAACTACTGCTGCTCAATTAAGCGCACCGTTGACAGGGTTAGCTGCTGGAGCAGGGGGTGCAGCCGGAACACTTGCAACAGGTGGGAATTTAAAACAAGCATTGACCTCTGGTGCAATATCAGGGTTAACGGCTGGATTAGCTAAAGGTATTGCTACTCCCGACACAATAGGGGCTTTATCTGCAGAAAAACTTCCATTTGGATTAAGTGAAACTCAAGCTTATTTAGATGCACAAAAACTTGCTGCAGAACAGGCTGCCCAACAAGCAAATGTTAGTGCTATGCGTTCTTTAGGGGATTTTGGAGAAACAACAGGAAGAGTTGCTGCGGGAAAAACTACCACAGGTGTAAGTTCTGCTTTAGATTTTTTAGATAAAGCAAAAGCATCAGGAAATTTAACTGCTTTAACAGCAGACGCAGGAACAAAAGCAGGGCTACAAGCAATATCAGACCCTACTCTTCTTCAACGTGCTGGAGCTTTTCTTAACCCAATTAGAGACGAGGCAGGGAAAAAACTTGTTTATAATGCTGCTACAAAAACGCTTGAACCTGTGGCTATGGGCGCAATTAAAGCAGCCCTTCCTGCAGCAGGAGCAACTTTAGGCGGTGCTGCTCTTATGAGTGGTGGAGGTTATGGGGATAATCCGGGGAACATCTACGGCGACCCAACACCAGAACAAATTGCGGCTCTTAGAGTTAATTTCCAAGACTTTCCTACAACAAGAAGACCTTATGACCCAATTGTCCGTCCCGGAAGAGCTTATGGCAGAGATGGTGGGTTAGCGTCCCTTCTTCCAGTACGCAAAATGCAAACAGGAGGGGGTATATTTGACATAGACCCTACGCTTAGTCCTTCAGGACAATTAAGTCGTCTTAATGAACTGTATGCAGATGCTTATAAAAAAGCTACTACAGGAGAAAACCCTTTGACAGAAGCTCAATTTATTGCAAGCCCTCAGTTCCAACAATTTGAAGACCGCCTTATTTCAACAATAGGAACGCTTCCTGCCAGTGCTTCTGGTATTTTAACAGCTCCTATAGGTAAAGGCGGTCTTGAAGACCAAGAGGCAAGAGCAGGAGATCCAACAAGCCCTTACAGTGCTTCTGCCTCTCGTATTGCAGAAGCTATGCGAAATCAATTAGGTGTGTTTAACACACAACAAAATGCGCAAAATGTCGCAAACGCACAAAATAACATGACAGCTAATCAAGCTATGTCAGCGCAAGGTATCTTCCCTAATATTGATAGGGAAGCTTTGTTAGAATTAGGTCTTTCTGAATCAGATATAGAACAACTAATGGCGGGTCAAAAACCCGCTCCACCGCCTCCACCTCCACTTCCCCCTGCTACAGTAGGCAATACAATTACAGCGCCAAGCAATGTTGAAACAGGAGGGTATGCGTATTATTCACCTTTTTATCAAGAAAACCCTGCAATTGAAGACGATATAGTTCGTAGACAACAAGCACAGCAACTTGCGTCAGAACGACTTGCTTCTGCAAGAGCAAATCTTCCAAGAGTTGCCGACCCTGTTGCCAGTTTTAGGCAAGGCATTGAAGAAGGAGCTGCTCAAAAAATGGAAATGGGTGGACAAGTATACGGACCACGGAGAACGGGAGAAGTCCCCGGTCCTCTTGGTATAGAACGTGATATTGTTGCTGCAGATCTTATGCCCGGTGAGTTTGTTTTTACTAAAGATGCAGTAGAAGGTGTGGGTAAACTTGCAGGCGGAGGGTACAAAGACGGTATTAAAACAATGTACGGTTTAATGAAAAAATTTGAGGGAGTTGCATAATGGCTACAGATTATGTTGAACAAACCACCACGGTAAAAGAAGATCCCCAATTTGCGGCGTATAGAAGAGCGCTTTTAGATGATGTACAGGAGCTTGTTGCAAGTCGTCAGTCAAATCGCGTTTTACCGCCGGGGTTTAAAGTTGCAGGGTTATCCCCGCAAGAAATGCAGGCAATGGACTTAGCCGAGGTAGGTATAGGGTCTTATCTTCCTTACTTACAAAATGCACAAGACTTATTAGGAGAAGCAGGACGGACATATGGTCAGGCAAGAGGAACACTTGGCCGTGGCACACGCGCCTTTGACATTATGGAACCGTCAGAACAACAACTTCAAACAGGCTATGAACAGCTTTTACCAACTGCAGGAGCAACCCCTGAACTAGAGTCTGGTATTGCTTCTATTCGTCAGGCACAACAAGCACAGTTTGACCCTTCAAGTGTCACACAGTTTCAAAGTCCGTATCAACAATATGTTGAAGCCGCTATTAATCGTCAATTTGACCAAGCACAAAACCGTCAAGACGCTCAAGCTGTTTCTTCGGGAGCTTTTTCCGGTTCAAGACGCGACATTATGGATGCAGAATTAGAGGGACAACGTGCCAGAGCTATTGGAGAAGCCTACGCTCAAGACTATGGAAGAGCCTCGCAACAAGCACAACAAGCTTTTCAGGAAGAGCAAAACAGAAGATTGGCTTCAGGTCAGGGACTAAGTAATATAGGGTTCCAAAGAGCAGGAGCGTTACAACAGGCAGGGCTTGCCCGTTCTGATTTAGCGGCGCGTCAGGCAGGATTAGCTTCTGGTCTTGCAGGAGGTATTGCAGGAATAGGACAACAACTTTCAGGGTTAGGCGGAGTGCAGGCAGGGTTAGGGCAACAATTACAAAGTCTTAGCAACCAAGATATAAGCACTCTTATGAATTTAGGTACATTGCAACGTGGTATTGGTCAATCTGCTCTGGATGCAACACGCCAAACAGAGCTTCAACAACAACAGTATCCATATCAACAGTTGCAGTTCTTAAGTGACATATACAAAGGTATACCGTCTAGTCAGCAAACAGTAACACAAACACCGACTTTCTCCCCTTCTCCGTTCCAACAAGTAGCAGGGTTGGGAATTGCCGGATTAAGTGCAGCCGCTGGCGCTAAAAACCTTGGTTTATTTGGTTAAAGGAACATATGACATGAATCCATTAAAACGAAAAATGTTTATGCAACAAGGTGGTATGGTTCCTCAACAAATGATGCCCCCTCCACCCCAACAGATGATGCCCCCTGCTCAAATGCCCATGGCCCCCGGTCCAGAAGAGGTTATGGCAGAAGCACAAAGACAAGAAGGAGATGAGCTTGTTTCTGGTATCTTGTCTCAGGTGGATTCCGCACAAGATTATGAACAATTAATGAACGCAATTCGTGGGGATGAAATTCCTGTAGAGGGGCGCAGAGACGAGCTTGCAGGACTTGTTGGGGAGCCTGATGCAGAGCAAACTCCTGATTCTGTATTGACCTTGGTTCAACCGACTATGGCTATCGTAGAGGCTCAAGGGGGATTAGACAGCCTAATGCAAGGCGAAGCAGATGTTGTTATGGAAGATGAAATGGGAATGCCAACAGATATGGCAGGCGGTGTTGGGTCTATGCTTATGGCAGGACAGCCTGAAGAACCTGTGCAAATGGCTGATGGTGGTATGGTTCGTAAAATGGCTTTGGGTTCTACTGTAAACCCTACTGCTGTAGACCAGTATATGAATCTTATTACCGGAGGTAAGACTAGAACAGATATGTATAAAGACAAAATGGCGCAGTTAAGTCCTTTTTTTAAAGAACTATTAGGTGATACAGAAAAAAGAAGAGAAGAAGATATGGGACGAACTCAACTTGCTTTTGCAGGAGATGTTGTAAGTAATTTATTTACGCCTACGGCTGTTCCTACTCCTTTTTTAGGTAGATTTGCTCCAGCAGCAAAAAATCTTGCTACAAACATAGGAGATGTAGTAACTGCTGAACGTGACAGAACAGATAAATTAGATCTAACCACGCTTCAAACCGCTATTGCAGAAACAGGCGCAGATGAAAAAACAAAGGCATCTATTGTAGAAGCTCTTATAGACGCTGGCAAAGACGACCGTACTTTTACCGAAACGAAATATGATGTAATAACAAACCCAAGTTATTTAAATAATTTTGGAAGTGGTGAATCTAATACAAATAGCGCTCAAACATTAGCTGGATTAGAAAACCTAATTAGAAAAAGAACAATTACAGACCCGAAAACAGAAGAGACAATAGTTCTTCCAGCGTCAACCTTGAATAGACTTCAAGCAAGAGCAGTTATAGATAGAAATAACAAATTAGATGAATATTCTGATGTATCTCCTGAGTTATTTTTACAAGCACAAGAAATTGTAGCAAAAATAGTTAGTAAAGAAAGCACTGACACTGAAAAACCTGACAGTGAAAAAACTGTGGTGGGTTTTGAAGATTTAAGAAAAGATATTGAAGATTTAAACCCAGATCAAACAGCGGAAGGACTTCAGCGTTCTATAATGAGCATTGTTAATGATGCTTACAATCTTGTATCATTAGATGCTCCTTTTGCAGACGAAGTAAAAGATATAGATAATGTTTCTTATACTTTAAACCAGATAACAAAACGATTAGAGTCTCTTTTTGATCCGGATATATTAGGGAATCGCGAGTCTGCTGCACTAGTAAGACTTATTGAAGAAGAATTACCTAAATATGAAGGCGCTACAGCAAATAAAAAAGCGTATGCAAATCAAATTTACGCTTTAATAGGTTCACTTAAAGTCTTTAAAGGAAATGCAGAAAGAATAAGATCATCATTTGAATTTGGCAACCCAAAACAAAAAAATAAATTTGATAATAATGTTAAACTTCTTGATGGTTTAATTAATTCTTACGCAACTCTTGCAGATAAATTAAAAGGAGGGGGAACAGGCGGTTTTTCTGAAGAAGAAATAATAGAGAAAGCAAAAAAAAGATTAAAATTATAAATTAGGAAATCATATGGTTGATAGAATAAAAGGGGAAGAAGTAGAAGCTTTGTATCAAGAATTTGTTAATGATGACAAAATCGACCCTAATACAGCACAAAAAAATATATCAGAAGCTATTTTACAAAGTCCCCAATTTAATCTTTCTGAAGAAGAAATTAATGCTTATAGGAAAAAAGGGCCAAATAAAGTATTTGAAACATTTACAACAATGAAACCGCGCGGAAAAATAGGGGCATCTCTCGAAGGACTAAGTCGTGGATTAGCTGCGTATACCCCTGCTGGATACGCAGGATTAGCTGCGGGAAGCAAGTTTATAGCGTCCCCTCTTCCGATTCCTCCTCCATTAAAAATAGCTGGTGGTATTGCTATTGGACTTGGTACATCAGTGTTGACGGCTATGGCAGCTAGAGGGATAACCGAAGCTGTTCTTCCTGAAGACCCTTATTTACCAGATGAAAAAGCTTATCGCACAGGAGGAGACACTGCTTCTGCTATTTTAAATCCTTCTACTTTTTTAGGTAAATACAGTGTAAGAGGGCTTCTTTCTACAATTCCAGAAGACGTTAATTTTGGAGGTAATTTAATTCGTGCAAGAATTAATCCTTTTAAAGACAAAATAACACAAAATTTAGCAATACAAAATTCAAATGCAAAAAGTTCTAAAGTTATAGACGCAGTAAGAAACACCGTTACAACTCTTCCTGATGAACTCGTTCTAAAATCAAGCCAAGCTTCTGCTACTGTCCGAGATCTTGCACAAACAATTTCTCGTGCTGCAAGCAAAAGCGCAAAAAATCCTAAGAAATTTGCAATAGGTGAAACAATTTTTGCGGCTCCAACCACAATAGGTGCTGTTATAGCTGAAAAAACAAGCCCCGGAGAGGTTGGAACGCGTCTTCTTTATGAAACAATTGGAGGGGGTGCTGGCTTTGGTCTTTCCTTTGTAAGTTTTGGTGCTGGTCTTGCTACAGATCAGGCGCGGCGTTTAGTTACTCTTCTTCCTGATGAAATTCCGGTAAAAGTCCCATTTATTGGTAAAAAACTTACTTTTGTAAAAAACGAAAAAGACAGGCAAGCTGCAAATTACATTATAAACAAATTAAAAGATTACGCTAAACAAGAAGGAAAAACATTTGATTTTGATTCTTTTATTAAAGATTTAAATCAAAATATTCCAAAAGGGACTTTAGATGATCTTGCATCTCTTAATCTTTCTCCCGGTCTTTTAGCAAAAGAATATAAAAACCCTTTAATTGCGTTAGAACGACAACTTGCCGCTAATGATGTTGTGTTTGCAAAAGCATTAAAAGACCAAACAGATGAAAGATTACGTGCGATTAACGCCACAATTAACACTCTTTATGCTACTGGTGATGACAACGCTTTAGCATTAGCTTCTGAACTGTATAAAAGTAGAGTTCAAACTTTATTAAATGCAAAACTTCAAAGAGCATTAGATAAAACAGACAAAGCTTTAGAAAAATTTACAAATTTACCAGAAACAGAAATAAAAGATAAAGCAAACAGGCTTTTAGTACAAAATATAAATGAAGTTATAAAAAATTGGCGTAAAGTAGAAGATGGAGCGTGGAGCAAAACTTTAGACCTTATTGGCAAAGAACAAATTAAACCAGAAGACACTCTTAATTTCTTTAAAACCGTTACAGACGAAAAAACGGGTAAAGCAAAAATTAATTTAAGCCGCTATCAAAACCCTAAAACAGGTAAATTGCAAGGAATGGACCCTTATGTCATTAACTTTGTTAACAAATTAAGGGGAGGAGGTAAATTTACTTTAAATGAGCTTAAAATTGACAGGTCTACAATTTTAGAATTATCAAAAAGAGAAAAAAACCCAACCCTTCGTGGTTTTTACGGAAGGTTAGCCGAAAATATTTATGAAGATTATACTAAACCAATACCAAACATGAACCCTCAAGCCAAAGTTTCTTTTGATCAAGCAAAACAAATAAGTAAAGTTGGAAATGATTTGTTTAAAAGAACATTTATTACAGATGCTACCAAACAAAATGTTGAAGGAAAGAGTATAGTATCCCCAGAATTGTTGGTAGAAAAAGCAATTTTTTCTGGAGGTAGTAAAGCACGACTTAATTATGAAGATTTAAGGCAAGGATTTAATGTAATTGGTAAACTGTTGCAAAAAGAAGGGCAACCTATAACAGAAAAAGATGTCGGACAATTTGTTCCAGACGAAGAAATAACTGACGTTATGGCTATGTTAAATAAAGAAACAGGGTACAATCAAGATTACGACACTGCTTTAAATCTTATTTTAAACGATCTTTTAGTAAAAGAGAGAGTTATAAAAAGCATACCTGTAGACACTACTTTTGCTAAACAAATAGGTACAGACGTTTCAGAACAAGAAAAAATAACAAAAAAAATTATTGACCCTGTAAAATTAGAAGAATTTCTTAATAACGATTTAACAAAAGTATTGTTAGAATTATCCCCTTTTAAAACATTAGAAAAAGATTTAAGAAGAGCCGCGGAACAAGGAACAGATTTACAAAAAAGTTTAAATTATTTAAAAAAACTTGTGTCACAAAAATCTGCACAAAACACCGCTTTGGCAAAAGCTTTAGATTATGAAAACCCTTCATTAGCAATTGACAAAGCTTTAAATAGTCCACAACCATTAGAGCAATTTAATTTTTACGCAGATTTAATTAATAAAGCGGCAAAGAAAAACAACGATCCTACAATTAAAGATGCTTTTACTTCTTATGTTATTGATTATATTCTTACAAAATCTTCTGACTCTGTAACTAGAACAGTTCTACCAACTCCTGTAAAAGCTTATTTAAATGAACCCATACAACAATTAGATAAATTAGTAACTGGTGCGCCAATAAATGTTAAAAAAGGACCTCAAACAAGTATTTTACAGGTTTTAAAACAAAAAAACCTTATTAGTGACGATTATTTAAAAGACCTTAATAAATCAATAACCCAATTAGAAACAATAGAGGACTATTTAAGAGCGGTTTTACCGGAATCTGAATTTGCTGCAGGTGGAAGTATGGAGTTTTTGGGGAGGTTTATAGGTGCAAGAGTTGCCCCTTCAGGAACAATACAAATTCCAGCACAATTTGCTAAATTAGGTAAACAATTTTTTAGTGACATTCCTCAAGCCGTTTTATCTTCTCGATTAAAAGAATCATTGCTTCCGGGAAATATCAAAGAATTTATTAATACTATAGATAAAGCAAGTGAGATTACTAAAAGAGGTGTTGGACAAGTACTTGCTGACAACTTTGTTGATTATTTTAGAAGAATACTTTCACCTTCTATACGACTTCCTATTCAAGAAAGTTCAGAAGAAGGTATAAGTATAACATCTCCTGCTAGTGCAAAACCAATTCCTAAAAGAAAACCACCTGAAGAAAAAGTTTCACAACTTAATATTCCCCCACGCCCTTCTATTACTGCCCCACCTGCTCAGAATGTAGCACAAGCTAATCTTGGTCCATTTGACCCTGCTATGGCAGCAAGGTTTGAACAAATAGATGATTTTATAGGATAATACGATGAACAGTGACGATGTTTTAAAACTATTAGAGAAGCATGAAAAAGAATGTCACGTTAGATACGCTAAAGTAGAAAAAACTTTAGACAGATTAGACACAAAACTTTGGGGTATTGTTGTTTTAATTATATTAGCATCTGGGTTAGAACAATTGCTATGAAGTTATCCCCTCATTTTACCCTTGCAGAATTATGCAAAAGCCAAACAGCCCTTCGTTTTAATATAGATAATACTGCAACAGAAACGCATATAAAAAACCTTAAGTATTTATGTGAAACAATTCTTGAGCCTATACGAGAAAAATACGGACCGTTTACCCCGACAAGCGGTTATCGGTCCAAGGCCCTTAATGAACAAATAGGAGGCTCTCAAAAAAGCCAACACTCTTTGGGGCAAGCCGCTGATTTAGAAATAGCGGGGATTCCAAACCCAGAGTTGGCTAAATTTATTCAAGACAATCTTGAATATGACCAATTAATACTGGAATACTGGTCAGAAAAAAACAACAATCCTAATAACGGATGGGTTCATGTCAGCACAAAACCTGATGGATGTAGAAAATCGTGTATGGCTTATGACGGAAAAGACTACACGTATTTAACTCTGTAGCCACTGCCTTGTTTCTTCCCCGAATACTTTAGTTGCTAAATCCACTTTATCCTGCAAAGCATCTATAATTTTTTCATCAACCGTATCAGGGCATACAATATCAATGTAAGTTACGTTACTTTCTTGCCCTATGCGATGCGCCCTGTCTTCCGATTGAAGCCTTATCTCAAGGTCATAACTGTTTGAATAATAAATTACAGTTTTTGCTTCTGTTAACGTCAAACCAAATCCCCCTGTTCTGGGTTGCCCAACAAAGAATCGAAGAGGATGTCGGTACTTTTGAAAATTATCTACAATTTCCTGCCGTTTATCCTGTGGTGTCTCTCCATAAAAAGTCGCTACACTTTCTTCACCATACTTTTCAGCAATAGCTTTTTTTATTTTTTTAATGTCATGCGTCCACGTTGCCCAGATAAGAACCTTTCCGTTAACCTCTTCTAAGATAGACAGTAATTCTTTTATTCTGCCGTTTTCTAACTCTTTTATTTCTCCATCATCAGGAGGCAAAAAACCACAACATATCTGCTGTAACCGCATAATCTGCGTCAAAACACTTGTTGTTGTAGATAATTCCCCATTGTCTATCTGAGCCAAGGCTAATGTTTTCATTTGGTCGTACACTTTCTTCTGGTCCGCGCTCAACGGAACATAACGTTTCTGGTAAAGCTTATCCGGTAGATCCAGACAATCTTCTTTTAATATACGAGAACTGTTGTCGTGTATTTTAGCCTGTAATTCTTCCATCCTCCTGTATCCAACGATATGGTCAAAGCTTTTACCACCAAACGACATCCGTTTCATTACAGCATAACGGTTACGAAACGCATAGTAACTGTCAAAACCAAGCATATTGGTGTCTAAAAACTTGCATTGAGAGAACAAATCCAATGGAGATTTCGTCACAGGAGAACCTGTAAGGATTCTTTTGTACTTTCCAAGCTCTCCTAATTTTATAATAGATTTAGTCCGGCTTGCATCTTTGTTCTTAATAGTCGTGCTTTCGTCTATAATAATCATATTTTCAGGGTTTTGTTTTAAATAGTAAGACGCTACATCCATTCCTTTCTTCGTAGACAAAGCCTCTACATTCATCACAAGAATATGCAGTTTTTCTTCTTTTCTTTCCGCTCGTGTCGCTACATCTTTCATTTCTTGTTTAAATTTATTTGTTAAATTAGGTTGCCATTTAACAACAAAAGGTTCGATTCTGTCAGGCATATGCTTTGGGATTTCATTCTTAATCCAGTTCTCATAGACCCCTTTAGGCGCAACAATAAGAACTGTGTCTATCTTGCCGCTTTCATACAAATAAGACAGGTTATCAACAGTCACCTTTGTTTTTCCCGTTCCCATTTCAAGAAAAAGAGCATAATGTCTAAGGTCTTTGGATCTTTCAAACACTCTTCTCTGGTGTTTAAAAGGCTCCGTTTTAAAAACATATTTCACTATTTTCTCCTTGCTTTTTATATATTATGGTATATACATGAAACACTGTTTGAAAACAACAGTGAATTTTGGAACCATTAATAAAGGAAAAATGATGACAGAGATGCCTGATTTTATGAGGGGTGAAGGAGAAAAGTTAACTTCTTCTACCGTACAAGATGATCAATTAAAGTCTATATCTGAGTTAGCAGAACGTATTGCTAAGTTAGAAGAGACAATCACGCTCAGAGAAAATATTGTTAAGAACGACAAAGCCGAGCTTCGAAAGTTGACTGATGAGGAATTACCATCAGCTATGCAGGAGATTGGTATGAAGAAGTTTGAAACTGCTTCTGGGTATAAAGTTGACATTAAGAAGATATACGCGCCTAGAATTAAGCCCGAGGACCAACCAGAAGCCTATCAATGGCTCCGTAATAACGGTCACGGAGACATTATTAAGAACACTGTCTCGATTAATTTCGGTAAGGGTGAGGATGAGACAGCGCAAAACTTTAAAGACCTTGCCGAACAACAACAACTACCTATTCAGGAAAAAACGCAAATACATCCACTGACGCTAAAAGCTTGGGGTAAAGAGCAGATAGAGTCTGGGAGAAGTGTTCCTGATATTATTAACATTATGGTCATTGACCACGCTAAAATTACAGGAGGTACAAAGTAATGGCGAAACAAGATGTAGCGACCACGAACACGAAAAACGATGTTGTCGTTCTTGATGCAAATATGTTTGCACAGGACGCAGGTAAGGGTCTTTCTGCTATAACGCAGGAAGATTTGGCTCTACCTTTTTTGAAGATTCTATCAGGCTTGGATGATTTGCCTGATAATGCAAAGAAAGGTGATATTATTAATACTGTAACGGGACAAGTGTACCCCGGTGCAGAGGGACTAAGATGCGTTTTATCAATGTTTAACAAGCGTTTTATTCATTGGGAAGCGAGAGGAACAGGGTCAGGCGCACCCAAAGCTATGTATGCACCCGGCGACCCAAACATACCCAAGACCGAAAGATCTGCAGACGATAACAAAGATTATGTTGTTGGCGGTAATGGGGATTACATAGACACAACCGCTCAACATTATGTTGTTGTGTTAAACGAAAATGGTTTTGACTCAGCTTTGATTTCTATGAAGTCTACACAACTTAAGAAATCTAAGAAGTGGCTGTCTATGGTTATGTCACGCAACATGAAGGACGGTAATGGTAATTCATTTATGCCCCCTTCATATGCTTACGTTTATCGTCTTAAAACTGTAAGCGAGGAAAACTCTAAAGGTAAATGGCACGGTTGGGATATCACTCTTGAACCAGAAAACGAGGGTGTGCTTCAAGATGCCGAGGCATATCAAAAAGCAAGGTCTTTTGCGGAAAGCATTTCTAAGGGCGAAGTCACGGTAAAACATACTGATGACAGCGCAACAGAAAACGGAGAAGATATACCGTTTTAACTTTCTGGATGGATTGGGGGTGTCAAAACCCCCAATTTATTGATAGGTGAATTGTGTCTACAGAATCAGAAAAATTTGAATTTATATTTAGAGGGCTAAACCTTGCTTACGGAACGTATGCCGTGTCCGGTAACAAGAACGGTAAGCAAACAGGTAAAGCCTCTATTGTTCGTACTCCACGCACCACGGAGCTTTGGGAAGAGCATCTGTCAGGTAAGGGGTCAGCAATTGGGATTGTTCCCATTAACGAGGAGAGTCGATGCGTCTGGGGATGTATTGATGTAGATGAATACGTTGGCCTTGACCACAAGGTCTTAGTTGAAAAGATTAGAAGATTAGAGTTACCTCTTGTTGTCTGTCGCAGTAAATCAGGAGGCGCTCACATATTCTTGTTTACTAAAGATTGGTTGTCTGCCAAAGACATGCAAACTACTCTTAAGGATATGGCTTCTGCTTTAGGGTACAATGGGTCAGAGATATTTCCGAAGCAAGTTTCTTTAAATGTTGAAAAGGGAGACACAGGGAATTTTCTTAATCTTCCTTACTATGACGCAGATATGGGTGTGCGTTATGTTATCCAAGACGATGGTACGGCAGGAACACTCGAGGAGTTTTTTAAATTATACGATAAGTACGCACAGGAACCTGATGCGGTGCTTTCTTTTGAAATTAAGAATGAACCTGACGCAGATTTTAAAGATGTTCCTCCGTGCTTGCAGGCGCTTTTTAAACAGGGGTTTGAAGAGGGATCACGGAACAACGGTCTTTTTAATGTTGGGGTCTACTTAAGAAAAGCGTTTCCTAAGTCGTGGAGTCAGGAAATATCCGTATACAATGCAAAATATTTTGACCCTCCTTTAGACTTAAATGAAATGAACGCAGTTGCCAAACAGCTTGAGAAAAAAGATTACACTTATAAGTGCAGTGACCAACCGATAAAAAGCTTTTGTAACAAGGAGTTATGTGCGACACGCAAGTTTGGGGTTCAATCCCTTGTCACGAACACGGCAATGGGTAATTTGAGAAAGTACAACAGTAACCCTCCTCTTTGGTTTTTAGATGTTAATTCTCATCCTGTAGAATTAGACACGGAAAGCCTTATGCTTCAACCTAAGTTTCAAAAAGCATGTATGGAGCAACTAAATTACATCCCTCCTTCTGTAAGTAAACCACAGTGGGAAACACGTTTAAATGGGTTGCTTGCTAATATGTCAGAGACAGAAGGTTCTATTATCGAAGCTTCTGAAGATTCTAACATTGATGGACAGTTCTACGAATATGTAGAAGAGTTTGCCCATCACCTGCAAAGAGCAGAAAGCAGAGATGAAATTTACCTGCGCCGTGCTTGGACAGATGAAGACAAAGGTAAAACCTATTTTAGAATTAAAGATTTAATGAACCACCTCAAGAAGAATAAATTTTACGAGTACAAGTTGCATCAGGTAAGCCAGAGATTAAGAGACATAGGGGGAGAACCTGTTTGGCTAAGTGTCAAAAAGAAATCTCTTCGCGTATGGGGTATTCCGGCAAACTTTGAGGAAGACTTTACTGTGGAGCCGAAGTCTTTTGAGGAAGAAGAAGAAAGTCCTTTTTAAAGTGAAAAACATACACAAAAAATTTAAAGTAGTTAGAGAAACAGAAAAAGCAGTCTTATTAAAAGTTGATGGAATTGAGTTCTGGTTACCTAAGTCTGTTATACATAATGTGAGACACGTAGCGGATGATATATATGAAGCTTTTGTTTATGATAAGTTTTGGAATGAAAATTATAACAAAATGTACAATACATTCACTGAAAGACAAAGAGAAGACCTAAAAAGAGAAGACAGAAAACCAGAACCAGAAATAAATCCTAATGATCTGCCAAAAGATCTTATCAAAAGAATAATAAAATTTATCCACCCAGATAGACACGAAAACTCTAGAGAAGCAAACGAGTTAACGGCGGAGATATTAAAATTATGGAAATAAATAAAATGTTTCGTATATTTGGTCCTCCCGGTACAGGGAAGACAACGACTTTAATTAACAAAGTGTCAGAAGCGCTTGAAAGCGGCGTTTCTTCGCATAAGATTTCTTTTCTAAGCTTTACAAACAAAGCTTGCGATGAAGCACGAGAAAGAGCAGGCAAGAAATTTAATTTTATCCCAGAGAGAGATTTGCCGTGGTTTAAAACAATACACAGTTTTTCTAAAAGATGTATGAATGAAGACGGTATGCGGTGTATGGAAGATAAAGATATAAAAGAATTTGCTTCTCAGGTTCGTCTTTCTACTTTTGGGGGAATGAACAGCGAAGACTTTGAAGAAAAAGGTCTTTTTAGGAAAAGCCCTGTCTTGTCCCTTATCCATCGCGCACGGGTCAGGAAGATTCCTATTCGTCAGGAATACAATGAGTCTTCTGTTGGAAACATGCAGTGGCATGAAGTTGAATACATTTCAGAAAGTTATAATAACTTTAAAAGAAAACAAAGGGTGTATGATTTTACCGACATGCTTGAGATGTTCCTTATAGATGCAGAGTATACCTGCCCTAAGTTTGATTTAGTTCTTTTAGACGAAGCGCAGGATCTGTCGCCTCTGCAATGGGACATCGCACGTATCCTTAATAGTAAAGCAAAAAGAATGTATTGTGCAGGGGACGATGACCAAGCAATCTTTACGTGGGCAGGCGCTTCACCCCAAGAATTTATTGATTTAGATTCTAACGCTGAAGTTTTGTCAAAATCATATCGTGTCCCCAGAAGAGTACACAAGATCGCTCAAGAAGTTATTAAACGTATAGCGCGTCCAAAAAGATTTCCAAAAGAGTATGAAGCTTTTAATAAAGAAGGAGAAGTGCATCAGTTAAGTGATCCTCCTTATGCTGATATGGCACAGGGAAACTGGCTTATTTTAGCTCAATGCGGTTTTATGTTACGAGAGATTGCAGAGCAATTGAAAACAAACGGTTTCTTTTTTCAAAATCATGGGCATCCTTCCGTTAGCTTTAATCTTCTCCGTGCCATTAAAGGATGGGGGAGAGTAATAAAAGGCGAAAGAGTAGATAAAGAAACGGCACAACAGATTTATAAGTATATGTCAGGAAACGGAAAGCATATTAAACGTGGAAAGAAAACAATTTATGGAGATGAATTAGATACATTCTCTTACGAAGATTTAAAGGAGCATCACGGTTTACTTGTTGGAAAAGAACTTATCTGGAGAGAAGCGCTTGATTTAATAAAGAAGGAGCAAGAGACATATATTGTTTCTCTTCTTAAAAAGAAAGAGGATTTAAACCAAACACCACGCATTACATTGTCTACCATACACGGAGCGAAAGGTGCAGAGTGCGATAATGTAGTAATCCTGACGGACATCTCAGCGGCAAGTGAACGTGAAACACGGTACGATCAAACGTCTTTACACAGATTGTTTTATGTAGCGGTTACACGGACAAAAGATTCTTTATATCTCTTATACCCAGATGATCCCGATAAATCTTATTTAATTGTATAAACCTCAGAAGTATGTTAAGTCATTGATATGGCACAAGGAATTTTAAATTTGGCTCGAATAGATACGGTTGACTCATGGTCACCCCCTCAAAGTTTTCCCGATCTGTCTGGTGCTACTAAGATCGCAATTGACCTCGAAACACGCGACCCCGACCTTCGTTCCTCTGGCCCCGGATGGCCTACAGGAAAGGGAGAGGTTGTTGGGGTTGCTGTCGCTACAGATGAATTTAAAGGATATTTTCCTATTAAGCATATGGGAGGAGGTAATTTAGATGAACGTCTTGTTAACCGATGGTTAAAAGATATGTTAGCTCTTCCCTGTGATAAAATTTTTCACAATGCCCAGTATGATGTTGGATGGCTTCGGGCAATGGGACACACGGTTAGTGGTAAGATAATTGACACAATGCTTGTTGCAAGTCTTTTGGATGAAAACCGTTTTTCTTACAGTTTGAACGCAGTTGCCTTTGATTATCTTGGAAAGACAAAATCAGAGAAAGGTCTTGTTCAAGCCGCAACTGAATTTGGTTTAGATGCCAAGTCAGAAATGTGGAAGATGCCTGCTAACTTTGTTGGAGGATATGCAGAAACAGACGCGGAACTTACTTTAGAACTTTGGAATATGTTTAACGTACAACTCCAGAAAGACGATTTAAGGACAGTCTTTGACCTTGAGACAGAGCTTTTACCGTGTCTGGTTGAAATGACTTGGAAGGGTATCCGTGTTGACCTTGATGGGGCAGAACAGACCCAGAAACTATTGGTTAAAGAAGAGAAAAAGATTCGGTCAGAGATTAAAAAAAGAACCCAACTAAACGTGGACATCTGGTCAGCGCAAAGTATAGAAGTTGTTTTTAAAGAACTTCAGCTACCGTACTCAAGAACGGAAAAGGGTAAGCCTTCTTTTAAGAAAGAATTTTTGTCCCAACACGATCACGACATTCCAAAGATGATTGCGAAAGCCAGAGAACTTAATAAAGTTAATGGTACTTTTATTAACACTATACAGAAACATGCTGTAAACGGTCGTATTCACTCGCACATTAACCAAGTTCGAGGAGGAGAGGGTGGAACTGTCACAGGCAGGCTTTCGATGAATAACCCTAATCTACAGCAGATCCCTACCTATGGTAAAGGAAGCCTTATATCGGTTCGTAATCTGTTTCTTCCAGAAGAAGGAGAACAATGGGCAAGCATTGATTTCTCGCAACAAGAACCCCGAATCTTGGTTCACTACGCAGAAGTATACAACCATTACAAAAGAAACTCTGTTCAACTCGATGGTGTAGAAGACTTTGTTAACAACTACAAAAATGACCCCGAAACAGACTTTCACAGTTTGGTAGCTGAAATGGCCTCCATTCCAAGAAAGCAGGCAAAGGTCATTAACCTTGCTATTATGTACGGTATGGGTGTTAAGAAGCTTTCAGAGTCTCTTGATCTCTCTTTGGAAGAATCAAAGGAACTAATAGCGCAGTATCACTCTCGTGTTCCGTTTGTTAAAGGGATGCAACAGGCGCTTATTACACGGCTCAACGAGCAAACAACCGATGAGGCTTACCTAAGAAGCCTGAGAGGGAGAAGATTAACCTTTGACCAATGGGAACCTGCTACATTTGAATTAACAAAAGCATATACCAGAGCGGAAGCAGAAAGAGAATATGGAAAAGTAAGCTTGAAACGTGCTTACACGTACAAGAGCCTAAACAAGCTTATTCAAAGTTCAGCGGCTGATATGACTAAACAGGCAATGGTGGACGTTTATAAGCAAGGAATTGTACCTTTAGTACAGGTTCACGATGAGCTTTGTTGCAGTGTCAAAAGTAAAGAAGAAGCCCTTGTTATTAAAAAGATAATGGAAGACGCTATTCCCCTTAAGATCCCCTCCAAATGCGATGTTGAACTAGGGGACAGGTGGGGAAACACGGCAGAGATTTAGTGAATTATTAATTCAACGAATTAATAAGTTATTAATTCCCTTAACGCATAATATAGTATATGTTACTAACAATATAGCATATGTTACAGAAACTTTTATAAAGGAAAAGTTATGGACAAGACCAAATATAAATCAGTTGCTTTGTCGATTGATACTTACTCATGGCTCAAGGAACGCGCTGAGAAAGAAGACAGGACAATTACAGGGACAGTTAGAAATCTTATTAAAAAAGCTATGGAAAAAGAGAAACCCTCAGAGGGGATGCGCTGAGAGTTTCTCTCCCGCTACGTCAGCGGTAACCCTAAAATATAAACGCTATAAACACACATAAAATACAGAATACAAAAGAACCTGTTAATGCGAGGCTTAATAAGTTTAATTTTGCGGCAAACACAACAGGTGAAACACACACCATAAAGGCAATAAATTTATTTAGTATTGTAACAAAAGTCATCTCATTCTCCTTCTCTAAAATTAAAGTCGGGTCTTGGGTCCAGTTTTTTTAAAAACTGTTTTATTCTTAACCATCTTCCTTTTTTAACTTTCTTCTTTTTATCTAAATGAAGATCAATCACTACTTGTTGTTTCTTCCCTGAGGGGAATTTCTTTATCGCGATTATATCCACGCATCATCTCCTCGGCTTCATCTAAAGCCTCTTTTACATCAATCAACAGATCCACTGTATCGTTGATTAATTTATTACTTCGCTTCAAAGAAGGAGCATTGCGCTTTCCTTCTTTTGGGTTAATTTTATTGTCACGCATCAGGGCTATGACACTATGATGCACCTCTTCCAAAGCAGAGATTGCCCGATCAAAAGACGTTTCAAACGGACGTTTCTCTTCCGTGGTCTTCTTTAACTCCAATGGTTTTACGCTTGTTAATGAATGTGTCGGCATGAATTTCTTCCTCCTTAATAAAACTAGCCATAACATCTCGAATAGATGTCAATAATGAATTGATTCTTTGTAGTTCTTTTCTTTGTTGTATTTTTCTCACACTGTTTGTCGGCATCCCGTCAGGAAGATTCGAGGAAACAATTTCACACGCTTCTTCCAGATACTTTAAAACTTCCTTGCTTTGCTTTTCATTAATCATTTTTTATAAAACTTTCGTGGGGCAACAAAAGGAATAGCATCCAAGAACCAGTTCTGTTCTTTTTCATCAGGCGCATCATCATATATACCCCCCAGATCAATGGCCGAAGAGGAACACGATAAAACAAACGTGTTCAAACTCTCTCCAACTTTGTGCTTAAGCCTTAAGCCCGTCATTACATTTTTACTTCTCTTCAGTTCTAAATTATCATCTTCAAAACCGCGTCCCCAACTTAAAGGGTCATTCGGATTTCTCTTCTCTTCCATCTTCTTTCTCCGCGCACTCGGCAGACAAGGCAACATAGCCTATCAAGTCAACGTAAGAATCCTCATATTTTTTGTTGGATAAAATTCTGGAAAGTTTCAGCCAAGCCATCATCAGGGCGACTGTCGAGGGAGGTATGTCCTTTATGCCTAAGATGGCACTCCATCCCTTCGCAATTTGCCCGTGGGCTACAAGAGGATCTCCATATGTTGTCTCTCTTTCTCCATTAATTAAGCTTTTAGCCTGATCTAAAATTCCGTTTCTGTCAAGTTTTTCACCTTTTTTCTTAATTTCTTCAATAGAAACGATATCCTGAGTGCAACCTATCAAATGACGCTGACAGGCATAAGTAAGGTTTAAAAAGTAATCCAAAGGGTCTTTTGCCGTAAAATCAAAAGATTTTTCTATCGGTCTATCTTTTTTATCTGTAGTCTGGTAAATAACTTTATATGTATACACGTATATATCCCCTTTTATCTTGTATTATATGTAACTATATATTATACTATGAGACATATCAACAGTGGAGTATGGAGTGGTTAACAACAGCCTTCCGTGAGGCTTTAGTTCAAGGGATCATACTCCGCTCTCCTCGTCCCTTGGATCACGGTTTCGTACAATAGTACGTCCTTCAACTTACCCCCGATTTTTTTTATTGAAAGTCGGGGGTCTTTTTTATAAGATATATCCGATAATCTGGTGAAAAGGTGTATCTCTGCTATGCAAAATAAATCCCATGCCGTTATGGCTCAACGTTTTGAGTCTATAAACAGTTTTGATGATTTTCCTACACCACCTTGGGCTACCCGAGCTTTATTTAAATATGTTCTTAATAAAGATGAATTAATAAACCAAAAATGTATGGAGCCAGCATGTGGTCGGGGGTTTATGGCAGAAGTTTTAAAAGAGTATTTTTCAGAAGTAGATGCCTCGGATATCTATGATTATGGTTATGGAAGGGTAAAAAACTTTTTAGCAATGGGTAATGTAAAAACAGATTGGATAATAACAAATCCACCGTTTAATTTGGCAGAAGAGTTTGTAATTAACGCTTTATCACAAGCACACTCTGGGGTCGCTATTCTTGTTAGAACAGTATTCCTTGAGGGAATTGGACGGCATAAACGGTTATTCTCTTTGTTTCCCCCTACCTTCCTCGTTCAGTTTGCAGAAAGAGTGCCTATTGTTAAAGGGAGGATTGATCCAAAAGCATCTTCAGCGACCAGTTACGCTTGGTTTGTTTGGAAAAAACCAACGGTTAATTCTGAAACAAAAGTTTTATGGATTCCACCCTGTCGAAAAGAATTAGAGAAAGAAGAAGATTACAATGGATTATAAATCATATGGCAATTAAAGCTCTACTTACACTCGACCCAAATGACAAAGCTTATCAGAAACGTGTTAATAAAAAATTAACGCGAAAGGAAGAGAAGTTTGTCAAAGCTCTTGTCTCACGGGACGGGGAAATTACCAATACCGAGGCCGCGATTGAGGCAGGATACGCTAAAGGCTCAGCCCATGTCCGCGCATCAGAACTTTTAAACCCGTACAAATATCCCCATATCGTCCGTGCCTTGCAAGCCTACCGCACAGAACTTGACCGTAAATTCGCAGTGACATACCAACGCCATATTAAACGATTAGACGAGTTGTCTCGAAGAGCAGAAGAGAATGGAGCGTACTCTGCCTCTGTTCAGGCTGAATATCGAAGAGGGCAAGCTCAAGGGATCTATGTTGATCGAAAAGAGATTCTTCACGGGTCAATAGACCAGATGTCAAAAGCTGAAGTGTTAAAAAGATTAAAGGAAATACGCAATGAAAACCCTCGAGAAAATAATGGAGAGCCACTCATCATCGAACATCAAGCCGACCCTGAAAGTGACAAACAAGAGAAAGAGATTGGAGAAGCACTTCTACCAGACAATCAGGAAGAACCTTTGGAAACTGGAAAACAATGATTGGAGCGTTTTAAAAATAGATACCTACGCTACCCGTGGTATCCCCGATCTCCTCGTCCGATGCCCCGACCAACATTTTCATTTTGTAGAATTAAAAGTTACAACAACCCGTAAAGTTCGTCTTTCCCCGCATCAGGTAGCCTTCTTTGAAAAGAACAAGGAGACACGTTCATGGCTCATGGTCGAAGACAAAACACAATCTATCTACCTGTATAAAGCCTCCCAAATCCTAGACATAAAAAAAGAGGGGCTGAGTGTTCAGCCCCTCGGGGGATTCTTTGAATATCCTTACATTGACTGGGAAAAGATATTCAACGCGCTACGGAAGTAACAGGGTCTTTTAGTCGTTCTTTTCAAAAGTGGTGTCACACTTCTTACATCGAAACTTCCCCTTCAAATCGAGGACATACAGGTCGTAATGTCTCGAACCGCACTTGGGACAGGAAACAAAACTCCTTGCCCACCGTGCCTCGTTACTGTATTGAGACACGCTTTTATGGCTTGATTTTATGCTTTTATTTTGTTCCATGACTCTTTGACCGTGATTAATTAACGATAACAAAATAAACATCAATCACGCTCCTCCATATATTCTGCCCATTCTTTTAAAAACGCATCTGTAAAATTACCTACATTTAGATCAAATTCTTCTAAAGTAAACTTTTGGTCTTTTCCTTTTGTATGTACAACTGCATTATAATCCATCCATCCATTAGTTTCTTCAACGCCCAATAAAAATGCCTCTAGTTCTTCTTCTGATTGGAAGTTGTAAGATTTTGGAATATCTTCTGGAAATTCTCCCCATAAAATTGAAACTGTAAATTCTTTTTTATCAGTCATGTCTTGTTCTCCTCAAACACTTCAAAACGGACATTATAATAATCAGGGGGCGTTTGATTTTCGTCCCATATGTACTCCTCGCTTGCTATTTGTATCGCCTCTTCCTCGGAATAAGCCGTAATATAAAAATGATTGGTTTGGATTACTTCCACTTTAAACTGTTTCATTTTTACCCCTCCAATCCATTTGCATAATATCCACGAGCCTCGACCCACAAATCTCCATCTTTTAAATAAAAATTAGCCCCTCCCCCCACAAAATAATCAAGGGCATAATCAACAATCTCTTGCTTGTCTCTAGGGCATTGTGAACATATAGGGTCTTTCCAATGTTGATCTGAATGTAGCACCAAATTAAATGCCTCTGTCAATTCTTCTTTAGTGTATTTTTTATCAGTCATCTGGGTTCTCCGTAACATCTTCAAGAGTTAAATTTTCAAGAAAACGATCAATCTCTTCATGGACAACAAGTAGATTATCCGACCTGTTCCGTTCTCTAGCATAAAATTCTTTAACCGTTCCATCTTCATTAAGCATTGGATTTCCATCTTTATCTTCAACACGCAAGGTTAAAGATGCAATGCGTATGTAATATTTTTTATCAGTCATGTCTTGTTCTCCTCCAGTTTTTTTATTCTTTTCTCTAGTGTTTCTATTTTTTCTTCTAAAGCTTCACTAAGATGTAAAATTTCATCATGTACAAAACATTCACTTGCGTCATTGTCCTCGAATGTTTTTTCATCGTGACCCTTAAGCTCAATTTCATTTATTATATGAAGCAACAACTTAGCTCTTGAATCACCTTCTATAAAATCAATAGCGTCATCTTCTGCTAAATCATGTATGTCTTTTACAATTTTTTCATAATTATCCCACCTTATTTTTCTACCCATTTTTAGTCTCCTCCAGTTTTTTCAAAGAAGCTTTGTCGTTTTCATTTTTTTCTTCTAGAAAAGCAATCGAATTAGCTATCTCCTTTTCAACATCTCGCATCATAGTGTCTACGCCATAGGTCAGCCTTGGTTGAGACGCATAATAAACACATTCAATAACCGTTCTCAGAACAGGGGTTAAACCAACACCCTCCAGTTCTTTTCTTTTACGATCTGCCATAAGAAGGATTTCATCCAAGGTCATCTGCCTGTTTGGATCGGGGAATAATTCACTCATTGTTTGTCTCCTCGTTATCCGTAAAATAATAATCAAAACTGTGGCATTTGGGACATACAACATGATCGTCCTCCGACCAAGACGTAATTTTCTCCCCTTTTTCATCGTAAACCTCTCCCCATTCGTATGAGGTGTAACCACAAGCCATACATTCATTTTTTTCGTAGCCTGTTAAAATATCCATTTTGGCTACATTTCTAGCGTGTGTCATCGTTTGTGCCTCCAAATAAAATTGTCTTCTAAACTAGAACCTAAAATCAATATATGCTCCCAAATTTGGTTTGCATCATGGTATTCAAATGGCTCACAAAGATGATCTTCTAAAAATGTGTCTAATTTATCTTCTTCCCAATGAAATGATTCTCTAGGCAAATTTTCTGTTAAATAAAAACCACTCGCATACATCATATAATCCCAATTTGTTGAACACTGAGAGCCTCCAGACCCTTTAATAATTTTTCCTGCAATGGTGTCACTCATTGTTTGTCTCCTCCACAAAGGGTTGTAATGCCTCTTCGTCATCCGTCATCTCAAGAACATCTACGGGACACGGATACCCTGCATCATAAAGTGCTTTAGCCTGTGTTATTACATTTTTACGCTTTTGTTCAGCCTCATAATCATCAAGTTCACCATCTTCGTAAAGATTCTCAGGGGCTAATGAATGGCATATATCCTCCCATTCTTTTCTTATTTTACTCATCGCTTGTCTCCTCAACTATGGTTATTGTCCGTGTATATTTTGCCTTGCAGATCCTCATAACCTGATAATTTTGCCTCAACACCTAAAGTCAATATATACTCCCAAATTTTGTTTGCATCATCTGGAAAATTCTCTTCTAGGTATGTTTTGCAACCTGACAGATCCTCATAGGTAGATTTTTTTATACTATGGTAACGATGTACTTTGGTCATATACCCATCCGCAAAAACCCACCAATCATCCTCTTTAACAGGGCTTTCATCCGATCCGTCCGAATAACTATGTTTCGCAATCAAATCTAATACTTTTACGGGATCTTTAGCCGTGGAATACAAAACATTCACATCTTCTGATATATATTCGTCTGAAACCATTAGCGTTCCTAAATAATATTGCTTATTACTCATAAATCACGCTCCCCTGCTATATATTCGTCCATCCAATTAGCTTGCACCAATGGCTCAATTACCTTGCCGTTTTTATCTTTCCGCTCGCTGTAATGCGTCATATAAAATCGACCACGGCTCACCTGTACAGCATCTTCTAATGTCTTTTGTAGGGATTCTGCAGGAACAGGGTTAGAAGGATTCTCATCCTGCACCTCCTTACGTTTTTGTTGGAGAAATAATTGGGTCTTATAGAGCGTTTGACGGTCTTTTTCTAACGCCTCCACGTATGCTTGGATATTTTTTAATCGGTCATGTATCATGGTTCACCTCTTTTAAGGTTAATTATTATGGTAATATATGGGAGGATATATTATATTACAGAGAAAATCAAGCAAAAAAGCTACATATAGTAATCTACTGTATAAAAATTAAATTATTTTTTTTCCTTATGAAACTACTGTAGATACGTAGATACTTTTATAATTGGAGACATACACTTTAAAATGGAAAAAATATTTTTTTTATTTTTATAGCCTAGATTCCTATAGAGCAGGAAACCAAGAAAAGTTTTAAAAAGTTTTATTGACTTATTCTTTTGTATATGCTAGGAAATAGGAGAATATAAGATTATATATTCTTAACACCACTTTTTAGGAGATTTTTTATGCATGACATTTTACCCGACATGAAACAACTTGATAATTCTTCCGAAGTTTTAACGCAGGGCGTTATTAACATTTTTGAGAAAGAACAAAGACAAGTTGATTGTTATCGTCCTTTTGGAGCATTAGATTTTAGCTTACCAATGGACGGAGATTCTAAGACATTTATGCCTACTTTAACCATTGAGGGACAACGAGGAGAGCCTACTGTTACTCGACCGCTTAATGACCATGCTTTTTTCCAACTGATGAATAAATTAAATTTTGATATTAGAACCGCTCGAAATACAATGCCTTTAGCCCCTGACTCCTTTACAACTTTTATTAATGATCTTAGGAAACGAAAGGGAGATGAAATAGCCTTTCTTCGTGCCTATGATGGAGTGGGAGCAGGACAGGGACATTTCAGAGCAATTTGCTCTGACCGTTTCAAAGTAATAGACAATGCGAATGTTATTAAAACTGTTTTTCCTGTTTTAGCTAATAGTGATGGAGAGTGGACAGTCGTTAAAACGCTATTTAGCGACACAAAAATGTTAATGTCTTTTAGGTCTAAAAAACATGTAGGAGAACCTGTTGTAAATGACCTTATGGCATTAGCCCTACAAATCACCAATTCAGAGGTAGCACAGGGGTCGTTTAATTTACAACAAATGATGTTAACATTGGCTTGTTTAAATGGAATGTTAACTTCTAATAATTTAAAAAAGAAACATTTAGGAAAAGCTGTAAATTTAGATGACTTCCAAGTGTTGACTCCACAGACGAAACAAAAAATTGCAGATGCAACACTTTCTGAAATTAAAGATAATATATCTTATTACTCTCAGGAAAAAAGCTTTAATCAGCAGATAGAACTAATGCGACTAGCACATGAGGACACATTGCCAGATAATGTTGATGCGTATAAATTATGCGAAAATTTAACGAAAGAATTAAAAGACCACGATAAAAAAGATAATAAATTATTTTTAGAGAGTTTGTATAAAACTAGGACTCAAGATGGCTATAAAAATAAACCAATCTCAAGGGCTACCCTTGTTAACACTGTTACAGGAGTCGCAAATCTAAACGACCGTTTTAACAATGCGGATGTCCAAGAAATCAGCCAAAAAGCAGGAAATAAGATACTAAATATGTCAAAATCTGCGTGGAAAAATCTCACTAACTCAGCAATTCCCGAACCGCTTGTGGCTTAATTCTTTATATTAATAACTCCTTAACTCGTGGCGGACTCTTATTGAGTCCGCCTTTTTTTTTGTTTAAAATTAACTAAACTTTTAAAAAGTTTTATGTTGATTTTATACTATCCCATATGTTACCATACATTGTTGTTAACTATTTTAGAGGATAAATAAAAATGAATGATACAGATTTAAGATTAAAAGAATTAAGTGCATTAGATAATTACAGCGATCTAGAAGAACTTGAACTAATTGAGGAGTTAGAAAATGATTAAAGACCCGAATGGAAATAGAATCCCCAAACTTTTTAGTATTGATAATCCTAAAAGCATTAAATCCCAAAAATACGGTTTTTTAAATGCTATTATGTACATGCATCCCCATATCTCATATAAAAATAAAAATGTCTGCCCGAACGCAACAAAAGGTTGTATTTCTTTATGCTTGGGGACGGAAAGCGGACAAGCTTCTATGCGGAAAGAGAATGAGGATAATAACGTCACACTATCTAGAAAATATAAAACACGTTTATTTTTTGAACACAGAACATGGTTTTTAAATGAGGTTGTTAGACAAATTAAAAAAGTAGAAATAAAAGCCGAAAAAAATAATTTAAATACTTGTATCCGCTTAAACGGATCTAGTGATCTTTCATACGAAAAAATAAAGTTTGTATATGAGGGAAAATTAAAAACTATTCTAGAAATATTCCCACATATCCAGTTTGTAGATTACACAAAAAATATTAATAGAATATTCAATAAACCAAAAAATCTAGATCTTACATTTTCAAGAAGTGAGTCGAATTGGCATGAATGCTTAATAGCTCTTAAGAATAAAATTAATGTAGCAATAGTGATTAAAAACTTAAAACCGTTTAAATTGTTTGGTTTTAATTGTGTTAACGGTGATTTACATGATTTAAGATTTTTAGATAAAAAAGGTTGCATTGTGACTTTATCCCCTAAAGGCAATAAAGCAAAAAAATCCTTAAATAACTTTGTTATTAATCCCTCTTATCAAATGCTTGCTTGCATATAATCCCATATTATTTTATATTTAATTGTTATTAACCACTTATAGGAGCTTTTAAAATGCATACAAAACACGATTATTATGACGATGAAATCCTTCAACAGTTTGAAGACAAGAACCCTAATAAGAGCATAGTAGACCCA